AGGACTCTCGGGGAACAGCTTTGCCTTCTTGTAGTGCGTTAGTAATCTGGCTTGAAGACTTCCCTTGGTTGAGCCAATGTAATACTTCGTCCCAATGGTTATCTTGTAAATAATTGCTGTTGCCGGGACGTTTGGAATTCTATTGAGTCTTGGTGCTTGAGCTTGTCGGCTGCAAGCCTCAGGCAACCTTTGGTGTGTTAAAAGGATATTCTCCATTGTATTAAGTGGATAGAATATTATTCTATCGCTTAATAAGTTTATGAACGGAAATCTACCTTGCGGAACAGCATCTTAATACTCACATCAGATGAGTTCGCCATCGTTAGCGGAATTAGCTCACCTGTCAGACGGTAACGCCACCATACCTGAATGTCTATGTTCCTAATCTCTTCATGAGACGCCTGCATACTTAAGAGACGATACTCTGCTGTAGGCTCGTACAGAGCAAAAGAACGCCATCCTTGTGCCGACTCAATCTGCTGGTCAACCGCAAAGTCGCAGATGATAGGCTCAAAAGAACTCTGGGCAGCCACAGATTTACCGCTTACGTTCGTCTGATTGAGCTCCACTGGCGCAGCATTGAACTCCTTCTTAAGAGGAAGCAGGGAAGATGTAAAGACAATATTCGCCACAGGACTCCATAGCGTATCTGTTGAGCGGTAGTCCTGCTTAGCAATCCAGTACAGATTCTGCTTCTCAGCCGGAAGAAAGAAGAAGGGATTGTAAATCGGGGGAGGCACTGCGTTTAGATTCTGGAGAGAAGGATTGTTGTTTAGAATGTTCCTATACTGCTGGTTCGTAAAGAGAATCTCGTTAATATAGAGAATGGCACCACCTGATGACGGAGGTAGAGGAGTTAGTTGCGTCTGTGTTAAAGGCATTACTATGGAATTCCCATTCGTTGCCCCAAGATAAGTGTTGTTAAAGTTAGACAGCAGACCAAAGAGCAGGTCATTGAAGAAAAGGCGCATGTAGCAGGCAGAAGCAGCCGTTGCCACACCACCAGGCGCATACGCAGGAGGCACATACGCAGGTAGAGCAGGCTGAATACCCTCATCCCCACTAGGATTGTTCAGTCGCATCTGGCCTGAAACGTTAAAGCACCGAGTATCGCCGTAAATCTCAAAGAGACCAGTCACCTCGTCATAGTAGAGCACAGGAACGTCTTGGTCAGAAAGAAAACTAGCAAACGTAGGATAGGGGTCTGCTGTGGCAGAGCCAGTGCTAGTTACTTGACTCGCCCATGCGGCACCCCAAGCCTGCCAGACAGTATTCATCGCAGACTCAAATGTATTGTTTACCAGCTGAACAAAGTGCTTATACGTATAAATCCAATAGTATCGAGTGCTCAGGTCTTGCTTTAGAATGCCAGTCACTGGAACAGAAGGAACTGGCGCTACACGAAGGTCCTGAGTCTCTGGAATATAGATTACAGGGTTACTCGGTGGTGTCAATGTAATCATAGCCGTTGTCGCAACGCCACCACCAGTTGTATAATTCCATTCACGCTGATAGGCTAGACTCGCATAATATACAGTCAGATTAGGGTCTGCTTGAAAAGGCTGAATATTCCCATTTGTCTGTACAAGAGGAATGAACAGCGGCAGATTTTTGCCAGGACCGTTCATCGCAAAGCGGATGATAGAGAAATAGTATTGAGAGGCATCCCTGATAATTGGCGCATCACGAGACTCATTAAAACGAATCGGGAGCTGAAGACTACTCTGAAGTAGGTCAGACGTCTTTGTAGATGTCAGCGTTGCGTTGTAATAAATCATATCAGAATCTGAGCCACCATCTACAATGCTTCTGAAACTGTAAGCCATTCTACTTATACTTATAGTTTTTATTTTCCTAATACTGGCAGAGTCTCTCGGGTGACAAATTCATCGGGTGTAAGACCAGTAGTTTTAATCATTGCTCTGTATCTGCCAATAGGATATTTAGAGTACAGAAGACGACAGACTACATGTCGGCCACAGGTCTGAACATCGTCCTTTGTCTTTTGAAGGGCTACCTTATTGTATATCACTCGGCAGCCAGATTTCTCTAAAAGTTCTGTCATCAATGGCTGGTCAATTTGAAGAGCACGCTGAGTCTCTAAATCTGGCTTCTGCTTATCAGGATAATTACCGTATGAATCGAAGAATTCAATTTGCTTTCCATCCTTAATCAGACCAATCCAATGCCCCACATTAGCAGACTCTTGTGGAAAGAATATTACAGCCCTTCCCTTTCTGTCAAACAGCTCATTAATGTCGTGAATACCCTCTAGCTGAGTATATGATGTTATCTTACACTCACCACCTAGTAGCTTTCGGATGTCGTCATCACCTAGAGAGTAGCCCTCTGCTTGCTTCTCAGCACCACCGTCCATTCTATTTAGAGGGGAAAATTACTTAATACATTATCAAATCTGTCCCACTCCAATAGAGAGTTTGACTAGCAGTATTTGTTGTATTAGTTCCTTGATGTAGTGTAGAAGTAGCGCCTGTGATAGCAGTCCCATTATGCCGAATTGTAATATCATTACCACCCCCTCCTCTCGGTAATGCTGATTTGAGATACCAGACAGCCCCAGCGTTTCCAGCACCCAGACCAGCAGTCGTAAAGTTTTGAATTGTGCCAGATGTTAAGATGTACTGAGTGTTGGCAGTTGTGGGAATGAGAGCAGTGGTCCCTGCTACCTGTATGACAGGAGGAGGGTTCTGATAGGCAGTAGCGGTCCCTAAAGATAAGAATTGCCATGAGAACCAAGTGTTAAGGTCAATTACATTCGTAAGAGGACGGATAAATGGAGTAGCCGTCGCATGATTGCTACTTAGACGGAGATTTATCGCATCTCCAGCCTGTAGATAAAAAGAAGCACTTACACTCTGTGTATAATCAAGAGAGGTGGCCATGACTGAGTTTACGCTTATTACCGCTTGTTCTGGGGTAGGTGACCTTGTAATATCTATAGAAATCTGCTTATTAGTGCCAGTATTCCATGTGGCACCGTTTGGTATAATATATGCATTAAACTCTAATTGGTAAAGACCAGTCTGAACGACTGTAAAAAGAGTTGTTCCATTAACATGTGTAATATAACCGCCAGTATTATTCCATGGACCAGTTAAGTCAAATGTGACATCTGTGCTCCCACCAGGTGGGGCGGAAAGATTCTGTTGTATGCTCTTGTAATACGTTGCCTGGTAGACTGAAGCCCCTGTGTTAGCAATTGTCAAAGTAGTTCCGGCAGGTGTAATACTGATACCCGTCCCTGCTGCTAATGTTAATGCTCCTGAGAGTGTATTGAGTGAGGTAACACCACCACCAGTGCTCGGAAAGGGTGCCCATGAAGCAGAAGGAGCCGGAACAGGATTCTCATTTAGTGATGTTAAAACGCCACAGGCATAAGATACATTTGTTGATGCTAGAACTATGTCGCCATAATGGTATAGAGTTGTAGGACTCCAGTCACCATTCCATCTTAAAATTCCATCTGGAAACGGTGCTGCCATACTATATAGAAAATATAATTAAGATTGAGCAGGAATATTGTATAAAACACTCATATTTGCCTTATTTAAATTAAATGCCCCATTACCAGAGGATTCCGCACTGAGCGTTATTTTTACTTGAACATTTGGCAATAAAGTGCTTGGTAGAACTCCACTGAGCGCACAACTTTGTTTGCCTCCAAGTGAAAAAGATGATAATTCTGCTGAATCTATTTCTACTGATGAACTCCCTATATCACTCTTTAACGTGAGAGTTAGAGTATCTGCCCCTGGTGCCATTGTTTCGTAGTTTACGGTGACTGTTACAGATGCCTGACATTGAATAGTTGGTGTAATAAGTAGTTCTAAGACTGTTGTTCCCGCTATGTTTATCGTGACTGGAGTGGAGAGAGTTTGGCCTATTAGTTGCGGAGGGTTAATCGCTGGAACACTAGGCGTCACCCACTGAATCTTTGTGCCGTCTGATGATAATACTTGGCCGTCTAATCCAAAATCACCTTCCAGATTTGCTAACTGATTTAATCTAACTAATTGTGTCGCTGGGTATTCAGACCAAGAAGTAGGACTACCACCACCACTTGGAGGGAATCCAAACCAATCTGTAGAAGGCTGCGTAGCAGGGTCAACGTTCAAAGATGTAGGCACGCCGCAGGCATAAGACACATTCGTTGATGCCAGGGCAATATCACCGTACAGATACGTTCGTGTTGCTGACCAAGACCCAGTCCATCTTAATAGACCACTAGGGAATGACATTCTATATAGTAATTATATTTAATCATCACGGCCACCCGCTGGGTCCTTTGCTGATTTCTTTGGTGGTTTCGTTGATGGTCTCCTTTGTACTAATCCTTTTCTTCTTTGTATTTCATGTCTTCTTCTTAATTCTGCTGCTTCTGCTTCTGCTTCTTCTGCTTCTGCTAGTTCCCTTGCTGCTTCTTCTGCTGCTGCTGCTGCTGCTGCTGCTGCCGCTGCTGCTTCTTCTTGTTCTCTTCTTACTCGTCTATCCATATTCCTGGTCTCTCTTTGGTTAGATAACTCACGCTTCTTCCAAGACGCAAAGGCATTTCCAACTACGCTAGCAGCTGCATCATTTGAACCATACTTTTCTGTAAGTTTTCTTATTATTCTAAGTGATTTATTTGTTAGAGGAGGTGGGGGAAGGTTTGGTAAATTTTCTATAAACGTATCTAGAGGAATTCTAGGAACTGAGTTTTTATATAAATCATCTAAACTTTTTAAAACATCATTATTCAAATAATCAATAGCTATTTGTTCTTCATTTTCCTCAGCAAACTGAATCTGTAATTGTTTATCTTCAATATCTGCTAGTTCACTTGGGTCAGGAGCAATAGTATGTATACCAGAACATGTATTACCACCACCACTCTTCATGCCAGCAGCTACCCTCACTGAAGCAGGCTTAGGTCTGTACTGATATCTCTCATATGGGTCGGCATAACGCCGCCCACGGGCATCTGTAAAGATTTTACGACTCTCAAAGAAGGCAGGAGTATTATCTTGCCATCCTTCTTCTGGGTTCCTATTATCAGCACTGTTCCATAATGTTACTGCGTCAATGCCATTTCTCGTAGCATAAGCACGAATACTCTCTGGAACATCTTGTCTTAACACACGAACCTGCTGTTGAACTTTAGGAACAATCGCAATAGGTCGGGCAAGGGCAGCATTGCTACTAGCGTAAGGAGCACCAACAAGTTGTTGACCATCATCTAGTAATTTAGCCCTAATATCAGAAACAACTTTTCTTGCCCTTGCGTGTCTATTGTCTGGAGCTTCTGGATGTAGCGCATGCCACAAATTTAAAATAGCCGTAGAAAACCCCTCAGAATGTTTAACTTCTTCAGATGTTTTAATGCGCTTAAGCAACTGTTGTAAAGCTAATTGCTGTCCAGGAAGAATGTCTCCAGTCCTAAGATTAACATAATCTCTAAACGAAGCCCCACCTACTAACCTACCACCTACCATATCTTGGTCTTGGTCAATAAGCTCATCAAAATAATACAGTCTGTCCTCATGAGCCATTATACTTAGGAAAAATATATTCTATATATAGTGTAGATGAACAAGGCAAAAAAGGAAAAAGAGAAGGCGATGCTTGAACTCTTTAAAAAGCCCGTGTATAAAATCTCGTCAGGAACAACTAAGAAGATTTTAGACGCAAAAGGGGCATCTGAAGCCGATAAAATCTGGCTCAATGGATATCTTGAAAACCGAGTGGCGGGAGAATGCTTACCACCAACACTCCTGTCAAATGAATGCTTTAACATTATTCAAAGACTTTACGGAAATGGCGCTAATGAATTCTTAGAGAAAATCCGTACAGATTGGAAGCAGCAAAATGGACTTATTTAATTACTCCTTAATCAACATACGAGCATAATTAGCTGAGACAATATACTGAGGGAAAGTCTTTTTAACACAAATCCAACGACCCAGTCGTCTCAAGTCCCGCACATCATTCTTGTCCATTCCAATGTAATTCTTCAATAAATAGTTCAAAGCGTGGGCGCTAGTGCTCATCGGATACAAAACAAAATGAGTGGCCTCTAATAACATTAGACGACTCTTTTTGTAGTTATTCAGATAGTGCGACAGGATTAAGATGCTTGTGTTAGAATGACGTCCCATGATTGCTATGTCTTCTATTAGCTTCAATACCGCCTTCTCTTCCGCCCCACCGAAGGTGTCCCAGTCATCGGCAATCACCAGACAATCTTTGAACTCGTCCAAGTCAGGATAAGATTCAACAATACTTTGAACATTAATGCGTTTGCAAGGCTTCTTCATCTTATCCAGCGTGCCAGGGTCAGCATTCAGCTTTGAAATCAAATACACACTTCGGTCGGGAAAAAGCTTCTGATAATACTCTGCGATACCCTTTGCGATATACGACTTACCAGAACCAGATGCGCCAGCAATGTAAAACACATCTCGCTTCTTTGGGTCAGTTGATGGAAGCAGCTCAAACTGCCCAGACTCTAATGAGACATCCTTAGACAGCTTGGCATCAGCAAGAATTCTTTCGTAAAGCTGTTTACCAATCGCCGACTCACCAATCAACTGGTCAGGCTCCAGACCCTTATCTCTCGCCTCAGATAAACGGATTATTAATTTCGTGCGCTCCCCTGGTTTAAGACTCCGTAATTCAGTCTTATATTTATTGGCATCAATACTCTCTCCCTTCTTCGAAGACCCTACAGTTGCCTCATGGAGATACAAGATTTTAGCGTTGTTATCTCCCCCTCGTGCTATTGCGATTGGTGTTGAATCTTTCTGAGGCTCAAAACCAAGTGATGCCATTATACCTTCTATAGAGACTTTATTTTTTTTAGTGTAGCGTCATTAAGAATCTGTTGTAACTCAGTATGAAGAGAAAAGATAGCCGGCTTCAATGTCTTAATTGGCATCTTCCTCATTGATTCAATACGTCCAAGAATCTCATACTCAGCAGCTAAGAATTCTTTTAGTGAGTAAATTGACCCCATTCGTGCCTTCATCTCGTCAAGATTCTCTTTAATCTCCGCCACTGGCGGATTACCTTGCTCTAACAGGGCGTGTAGAGATTCCAAATCACCTACTATCTGGTACAGACGGCCAAGGTCCGAATTAAGAACCGGTAGAAGTATTTCAAGCTCCTTGTATTGCTTCTTCATCTTAGCCAATGAAAATGCCCGCTTCATCGCCTTGAATGGACTCCTGTTATTATAATAAATGATGTCTTCCTTTATCGCCGCTTCAACTTCAGCATTAGAAGCATGGGGTGTTATTTCTTGATTGTGTAAAAAGAGATTATATATCATACTGAACTCTGTAAACTGACTTTCTATCAAGGCAATTAAATCTAGTTTTACCATTCCTCCAGATGCCAAGGCATCCTCCAACAAAACCTTGAACCCCCTCACCGTTTTAATACCATCTAAAATCTCAGCAGATTTCCATCGAAGAATGTGAAATCTAATTCCCTTTCTTGCTTCTATAAACGTTAAAGGAGAATCTACATTGCGTAGAAGGCGTTCTGCTCCCCTATATTCCGCCCCTGAAATAATCTTGTTAGCCTTCAGCTTATCTAAAACAGCAAGAGACTCTGGCAGTTTAAAATCAAGCTTTTCATCACGCAAAGACCCCTTTACAACATCCCATTCAGGCACTTCACCTATCTTAAAATCAGTTATATAACAATCACTTCTGATTCGTTTTATAACGTCTTGAATATCGTTTGCGCATGTGTTAAAGGATGTTATGTTGACTTTATCTTGAGCGTCATAATCCCCGGAATACAATTGACTTCTAATTGATGCTGAACCCATTATCTTAACGCCCTTTAATCCAGTCAAAGATGCCCGTTTTAAGACATCTAGTACAGATTCACTATAATTTGCTGGAAAGGCCTTTTCTCTTACTATGTCCATACTACAAGAACGTTATAATAAAATTTCCCTCCTCCTTGACGATACCAAGGCCGGATAACTCGTTTCGCCCAAGCTTCTTCTTCTTCTTTATCATAGATTGAGTTTGTGTAAAAGGGTTCTTCATTGGTTCTGTTGGAGGCTTTGTTGGCTGTGTCTCAGTAGGCTGTGTCTGAGTCTCAGTAGGCTGTTCCATTATATAATAACATTAGATAATATAATGGACAGATTACTCTATTTTGACGAACTTCCTTTTGGGCTCCAAGGGGGTGTAATGATTCCAAAATCAGATTTTATAAAGGAGCATGTAAATCTTATCAAAATATTAAAATCTGGAACAAAGGCTGACAGACAACGTGAACTAAAAGACCAAACAGCTGAATTACAAAAAATAAAAGGTGGTGCCACGAATCGCAAAGATGTGTTAAAAGCATATAACTTAGAAGACAAGGGATATTCATTGAAAGAGTTATCTAGTATTACTGGCGTGTCAGTGCCGACCCTACAAGAAGTCTATAATCGTGGAATAGGAGCATACAAAACTAATCCAATATCTGTACGTCTCAAAGGTTCTTTTGTCAAGGGTGTAAAAGCACCAATGTCTAAAAAGCTAAGCAAAGAACAATGGGCAATGGCTCGTGTATATTCTTTTTTAAATGGTAATCCGAAACATGATGCCGACTTGCGTTCTAAATAATCTAAAAACGATTTTAAATGTTTTTACATAGTATAAGAATGGCCCGAGCAGCAAGAGCAGCATTGGCAGATGCCCGAGCAATAGAAGAACAAACATTCAGACAACAAATGCACGGGGGTGCTTTCTATGGCGCAGGAATGAGGGGCAGTGGCGCAACTCCTTCTATGGGACTGAGTCAGTTCCGTGGCGGTAGATGTAGCATGTGTAATAAGTGTAATTGTATGTGTGAGCAAGATTCTGAGTCAGACTCTGATGAAGATGAGGAGATGAAAGGCGGTGCTAGTGCTGCCAGCTTTGTCAAGTATGTTTCTGGCGTAGCGAGGGGCGTGATGAATGCCGCTGAGCAACTCTACACATTCGGTAGATTAGCCACCGCATCTGAAAAAGCTGCCGCAGCTGCCTTGGTATCGAAGGCGTTGGCAGCAGAACGAGCGGCTCAGGCAGCTGCTGCCGCTGCTCTTCGTACTGGTCGTACTGCTCTTACAAATGCCCCATCCTCAGCTCTTACTGTCCCCACTGTCCCACGTGCTCCCCCCACTACTCTCACTCGTGCCCCTGGCACTACTCTTTCTACCGTCCCTGGAACCCGTGGATTACCTTTTGATGCCTCCCTTGACCTAAGGGGCCTCACGCCTAAGCCTCCTACACAGTCTATAGCATCCCGTCTTGCTGCCATGGGAGTGTCGCCTGCCAGAGTTGCTGCTGCTCTTGCCGCAGGTGTAACTCTTGCGGGCCTTGAGGCCTATTTTCAAGCTCAGGGAACTCAGCAGCTACCTGGCGAAGGGAACTATGATGTCTTTGGCCCTTTTGGCCCTGAAGGTCCTGAAGGTCCTGGTGGCCCTGGTGGCCCTGGTGGCCCTGGTGGTCCTGGCACTACTCGCCCTCCTATTCGTCCTCCTGAAGGACCTATTATAGACGTAGCACGCCCTGGAGTATATGAGCCCCCTAAGCCCACCGACCTGGCTCCTGGAACTCCGAAGAAAGTTGTTGCGGCTTATCTGCGTTCCGGCAATGCCCCTTCTCGTTATTTAGTTGGAAATCAAGCACGGAAAATGGC